TCTGGCGCTGTGACTGATCGTTCAACTCCCCCCGGACTGTTCTTCGGTCCTCAGGCAGTTGGTGTTGGTATTGGTGGCCCGAACGCTCAAGTTCTCATCAACAACAACGACGACTTCAGCCGCTTCATCATCCTCATTTGGCAGCTGTACGCAGGTTTCGCGAACCTGAATAAGGACTTCGTGACTACTGCCTTCACTATCGTCGATCCTTGAGGAGGTATAACTAAATGGCATCTTACACTGCTGAAAAGGGCGCTATCCTGCACCCTGGAAATCAAATTAACCGCCTGTCCTCCTACAACACTGAAGGTGTTTATGGTTGGCCTGGCATCGAGGCTTACGAGCTTATTGGTTATGCCAAAATTACCAATAAGTCCGGCACTAAAGCCGACTTCAAAACCCTGGATCTGATCGTCCCCTCTCCTGATCGTCGTCCTGATGATCGCGTGCGCGACGATCGTACTACCATGGTTGTTCAGGCTAGTACTGCACGTCCTGCCTACATCTATGGCGTTTCTCTCGCCATTGGTCAAGACAGCCCTAGCGCTGGTGAGCCCTCTTACCCCGCTTCTCCGCTGACCGCTGACATCCAAGGCACCAACACCGAAGTACTTTGCTTAGGTGGCGACAACTCCGGCGCTCCTGGTCTGCCTTCTTCTACCGTCACGAACGGCCTTCGTGCTGCTGGTGCAAGCCTGGCTATCGGTGCTTCCGGTATCGCTCAGGGCACCAGTGACGTCTCTGCTGGTCATGCTCCTTTCCTGACCTCCATCACCAACTCAGGTTCTACCTACACTGGTGCTGACTTTGCTGATGCAATGATGTTTGAGGCCACGTCTGATTTGACGTTCAAGGTCTTCAACATGAACGCTGTGGCAAACACCGGTGCTGCTAACGGTGACGGTGTGTTCATCTCTGACGCCGACGCTGATGCTGGCAAAGCTGCCTACATCATCGCTCGTGTTAACTACCTGCGTCCCGCAGCTGCAGCTACCTTCAATGACATTGTTGGTATGCTGGACTTCGCTTCCCAAGTGGGCGGCACCGACAGCTGATTTTTCGTTACCTCTTTCATACGGCGGGTCACCACGACCCGCTTTTTTATTGCTTGTAAGTATTTACTTTGGTAGGC